ATACTATGATGAGTTGCATAAACTCAACAGCCAAAAAGAAATTGGAGCCACGCTGGTAAGTGAACAGGATCATATTCGAGCAATCTGGATGGCGCTTAATGCTAGCTATGCCTTAGAAGCCTTGCGCTTTATGGTAAGTTTTGCTACTAGTCTTGCCATGGTGGAAAATCGCATATTCATTGGCAATGGTAATATCATTGCACTAATTCTGCAAGATGAAATCTTACACGCTGATTGGACTGCTTACATTATTAATCAGGTAGTGCGCGATGACCCACGTTTTGCTCGAGCTGCTCAACAGTGTCGAGACGAAGTTTATAAAATGTACATGGAAGTCATAGCAGAAGAAAAGGCCTGGGCCGACTATTTGTTCAAGCGAGGTGTAGTAATTGGTCTGAATAGTCAAATACTCAAGGACTTTGTAGATTACACAGCTTTTACACGGCTCAAAGACATTGGAATTAAATACACAGAGGATCATCCAAAAACAACACCAATACCTTGGTTTAACAAGCATGTGATGATCAACAAAAAACAAACTGCTCTACAGGAATCAGAATCAACTAATTATGTAATTGGAGTGATGAGTGACACAGTAGAGCGTGAGTTACTGCCAGAAATTTAAGGAGCAACCGTGGCAAAAATACATGAAGAAGTCATAGTGATCAAATTAAGTACCTTGGTCAAAGACACAGCCAAAGATCCCAAATTGGCCACAGCAGAATTGTTGGAAGCATTGGCCAGTGTGTCAGAAGAGCTGGCCGGTGCCGGTGTAGTAGTTGAAGTGGAGCCAGCCTAATGTTAACTGTATACAGCAAAGACAACTGCCCATTCTGTGATCGTGCAAAGAATTTGTTGAAATTGAAAAATATTCCTTACGAAGAAATTCGTGTGGATCTAGTGCCCGAGGCACGCGAATTTATCATGGGTCAAGGACACCGTACAGTGCCACAGATTTATCGCAACGGTAAACTGTTTGTGGAAAATGGTTACAACGGGCTCAGCCAATTAAGTGAAGGCGTATTCAATAAACTCAAGGAAGAACTCAATGCTAGTTGAAAGAACAAAGTACAATCAAGGAGATGTAGTAAATCTCAAATTGCTCAGTGGTGACGAAGTCTGTGGCGAAGTGGTCACTGCTGATGCTGACCAAATAGAACTGCGTCGCCCTTGTATTGTGGTCACCAGTCCCGACGGCATCGGACTAATCCAGGCCATGTTTGGTCTAGACCCTGATCAAGAAAACCTAGTATATCGTAATCAGCATGTGATTACCATGTGTCGCACACATGAAAAAATGCGCGAACACTATGTGGCAGTGACCACTGCTGAGTAGATGGCCAAAGCTGCACGAGCACGACGAGACTGTGTTGGCTTAGGCGGTTTAATCTGCACAGGTTCCTGCGATGTACTAATAGAGAATTCTCCTGCTGCTCGTGTAGGCGACACTACCATGCCTCATCTAAGTTTACGAGGTAATAAACATCCCCCTAGTTGCATTTTAAGTGGCGCATGTGACGTCAGAGTAAATAATCGTCCATTAGCTCATGTAGGTAGTATAACCAGCTGTTTTGATGCAGTATTAACCGGCAGTTGTCAAGTAGAAGTAGGTAATATTACAGCGTCAGGAGTTCCAAATCTATTATCTCCGGGTACTCAGGTAGTAGACGGTAGAATCGTCTACGAAAATACCAATCAAGGAATATCCAGTTTGGTCAACGAAGAGTCACAGGTCGGCTCATCGTTACCTACCTATCACGAGAATACGCCTAGTGATGCTGGTGCCGAATCGGCGCCGACTCCATTGCCTATACCGTTAAATGGATGTACCAATAGTGCTTATTTTAAATTAGCAGACAGCAAAATGCCCATTGAAGCACAAAACGGGTTTACTAAAGAACAAATAGAGTGTAACTGGATAGCTTTATGCACTAACATTTTAGATAGATTAGTACAAGATGGATTTAAATTTCGAATTACTAGTGCATTTAGAACCACGGCATACAATAATTACATAGGCGGATCAAATAACAGTGATCATAGTATAGGGTGTGCAGTTGACATTAGTGCGACTGGTAATCCTAGTCAGGCCGAAAAACAAGACTTTAGTAAACGTGTATTCAAACACATGCTGAACAATTACTCTTACAGTCAATTAATTTATGAAGGAAATTGGGTGCATGTTGCTTATCAAGGTCGGCAACCCAAAGGTGACTCCAAAGTAATGTATACCTATACAGGTACCAATCTTATTGCCGCTGGTGCCACTGGCGCTAATTTACCTCCAGAGCTAAGGGCATAAATACAAAACTATGTGTAGATTATGTACGCCTATATTGGCCTTAGCTGGCGCTGGATTATTGCAAGGATATGGCCTAGCATCTAATCCATTAATGGCTGGTGCAGTCAGTGGATTTGCCACTGGAGGTGTCAGAGGTGCAATTACAGGTGCAGTAGGTGCTGGCATAGGTAGCTTAGTTACTGCTGCTATTAGAGATTTACCACCTTGTTTAAATGGTGTGTGTACCCCAACACAACAAGCAGCCGCCGGTAGTATTCTTAATACCGGGACTGGATCTATACTAACCAATGAAGCGTTTATTCCTGGTACTGTTCAGTCACAGGGATCTAGTTTGTTTACTCATTTGGCTAAAGGTGCCACTGATGTTATTCAAACTGCAAAAACTTTTATACAACAATCATTTGACATAGCTGGAAACTTTGATCAGATGAAATTAACTGACAGTGAAGATTTTGGTTTTAGTGTTCGTAATCCATTGGATCAAGCTACATTAGGTATTACAAACCAATTTGGTAGCAGCGAAACTGGCTGGACCCAACTTACCAGTAATATGCAAAATAACTTTGGTACTGGGTTCGACTTTAGTAAACTCACAGAAACGTTTACACCAACAGGTATAGTAAAAAACTGGCTTAACCAAGGTTTAACAGATCAAGTCTTGAGCACATTAGATTCAGCTGGATTTAGCTACGAAATGTTACAGGCCGGAACTATCCCAGACGCAGACATCGCCAAAGTCATGGATACCATGCCAACCAAGTATTTTCAAGAAATAATCACCAATATAGGTGTCACTGCGGTTACAGGAGCAGCAATTAATAAGTTTAGTGATTTACTAAATGCTAATAATTTATTAGGTCCTGCCGCAGCAGCCTTAGTACCTACCTTACCTTTGTTAGCCGACAAATTATTTAATTTAACAGGTTTTAATGCTAGTGCAACCACCGGCGAAGAATTTGGGCGATTTCTCGCTCAGATAAGTATACCTACTCTGACTCAGGTCATGGCAGCACATGCAAATCCTGCTGTTTATCAAGCACTTTTTAATGTACCAAATCTTAATTTAGGCACAGGTTCTACAATATTTGGTACTCCAACTATGGAAAATATAATAGGAACATCATACAATGCATTATACCCAAATACTATAACATCAATGACTGCCATAGCCGCTCAACTCAGTGCTAGCACTCAAGGGCAAAATCTAATAGCTGCGATTAATGCAGCAGCCGGTACTGGAGGTGATCCTGTACAGGATGCAGCAGCAGCGTCAGCAATAAATTCTGCTAAACTACCTTTTACAAATCCTACTAATCCTACCATAATTAGTCAATTAACTGCAGGGGATAATGCATTTTTAACTTTACATAATGGACTAATTGAAGAAAGAAAAAATCAACAGTTAGCTGGAATAAGTACGGCTAATCAAAAGGGTGGTGTAGAAACTGTGATAAGTTTTGCTCAGAATTTACATGACATGGCCACAGATACTTACAATCCATGGCTCAAACACGAAACTGCTGTAAGGTCATTGGCACTAAATCACGGTGGTATCTATTCAGAAGCTATTTTGGCAGGCATAGCAGAAGGAAAAAATATTAAAATATTTCAATCTTTCGGGGTTCCTAATCCCGATGTCAAGCTCGATGCTGTACAATGGGCTGGAATCAAAGCTCAATCCGGTGATCCCCCACCGTTAGGTTAATTCAAAACCTCTTGCAAAATTCATGCCCTTAGGGTATAATTTTGTATTATGGCGTTCATTACACCGAAAGGAGAACTGTTATGACAGACATCGCCGTTCAGGAAATAGAGCCAGATAATCGCTTAGTTAAGTGGTTGGTTCGTATCATAGGCCTCGGGTTCATGGCCGTGGGCTTATATTTCTGCGTTAATTTATTACTTTGGACCATCGACAAAAAATTTGCCAATATTCAACCTGTTATACCCAGTGAAATCACTGCCGAAGTACGGGAGAAACAATTGGCCTGCTTGGCTCGCAATATCTATTTCGAAGCAGCTCAAGAACCATTCGAAGGCAAGGTAGCCGTAGCACAGGTCACGCTTAACCGAGCCGAAAGTGGTGAGTTTCCCAGTGACATTTGTCGTGTGGTCTATCAAAAGAATGTTTTTTATGAGAAAACAGTGTGCCAATTCAGTTGGTACTGTGATCGTGTGGCATCAATGAGACCCATACACAAAGAAGCCTATGACGAAAGCATGGCAGTGGCCAAAAAAGTATTGCTAGAAGGGTTTCGGTTACCCAGCTTGTACTCGGCTATGTATTATCATGCGGACTATATCAATCCAGGTTGGAAACGCGAACGTATTACCAAAATCGGTCGACACATCTTTTACAAATAAGGAAGCAGTATGAAACATGATGAATTACCAGCAGTGACTCGCGCATTAGAAAGTGTACTCAACATTCCTGGTGCTGTTTTATTGTTTTTTCGAGAACACCTTACCAATATCAGTGCACATACTCTAGGATGGGTCACCATAGTGTTGCTGCATCTCAGCAGTGTGCCTACCTTGTTGGCAGTGTTGACCAATCAAAGTGATCGTATGCCGCCGGTGGACATTATGTTGTTTATTTGGGGTGGCTTGATTGCTGTATTTTTTAAGAGCTTGTTCGAAAAGAACTTTTTATACATTGCAACTATTTGTCTGGGGTTTGTGGGTCAGACGGTGTTGATGAGCTTGATCTTGTTCAAGTAGTAGATAATACAAATCACGCTGTGGTGTAAATACATTTACAAATAGGAGTTCCTATGTCAAAACCAAATCCTGCAGATCAACCCGAAGAAGAACTTACCGTACTGGAACTCGATGAAACAGAAAATTTCGACATTGACGACACTGATGTAGGTATCCTACTTGACAAGGACGGTAATCTTAAGACTGTGTTTGGACCCGCCGCAGGTTTTGAAAACCCCAGTGAAGTGCTGGCCGAAATCTTAGAAATACTGGGCATTGACGAATTTGTTGCACCAAATCGCACTCTACACTAGCGTCTAATAATTCAGCAGATTTGTGGCTGAAAAACCACATAATTCTGCTGAAAAATCCCAGAAAATCGTAGGAAAACCACACCTGGTGTGTGGTTTTAGTGCCACAAGTTGACACAATCTCACCGTTTTGCTATACTAAGAGTATGGAAAAACGCACTCGTAAACGTAGGCAAGACACTAAACATGCACTATATATGGTAGTGAATGTTGTCACCAACGAGCACTATGTTGGGATTACTGTCTGCGGTAGCCAAATCAATCGTGCTCTTAAAATACGCTGGCAAAAGCATGTTCGTCGTGCTGTAACAGAGAATAAGTCGTGGGCCTTATGCAACAGCATTAGGTCGCATGGCGCCGACGCTCATGTTATACTGTTAGTTGATGTAGTGCGCGGACGCAAGCCCGCACATGCCGCAGAGAGGGAAATTGTAAACAGTTGTAATCCTGCACTAAACACACACTAGGAGTTATTATGCTTACAATTGACAAAAACACTAGCGAAGCCCCTAACAAATGGTGGGCGGCTCAAGATGCCAGAATGCGTAATATTGCTAACAAAAGTCGTTGGGACGCAGGTGTTCAACGGCGTGTTAGTGCTATGCTTATGGCTCTAGACACCATTTATTATGGTCGTATTTACGAGGCTTATGGTGTACGCAGAGTAGCTATTAAAATTGATAGTCCTCAAGTACGCGATCGTAAATGGCTGCGTATTATGGAGGCAGACTGGGCCGCTGAAGGTATTACCAAGACTGTTACACCTCGAGGTATACTGTACCAAGTTGCCAAATTGTAAAATAACAACAGGTCGACACTGTAGTCCAGATTTGTTATACTAACGGTACACTGAAACAACGGAGATACAAAATGGCATACAAAGGTTTTTACCGTGCTCCTCGTGTTGTTAGCCCTGACGCTAGTCAGGAACCTCAGGTGCAAGCTCTGCGTGATGCTATGAGCGCAATGACTGTGCGTGACGCAGAGTTCGCTGGCAGTTTAGTCAGCAACTTCTATCGTTTTGGTCGTCTCAGCGACAAGCAGTTGGCCTGGGTCGACACTCTAGTCCAACGTGCGACCAATCCTGCCCCGGCACCCGCCGCTGTACAGGTTAATGTACAGCGTATTCAGGCCATGTTTGATCGTGCCGCACAGACTCTCAAGCGTATCAAGGTCAAGTTACAATCAGTAGAAGGCCAGCCTGTTGCGTTTGGTCGTGCTGGTCCCGCTAGCAAGTACGCTGGCCAAATTCTTGTAACAGACGGTGGTCCGTTTGGTGCCAACAAGTATTTTGGTCGCATTGACATCAACGGTGACTTCCATGCTACTAGACAAGCCAACGCTGATGTCGTAGCATTAGTACAAGAGTTTGCCGCAGAGCCCGAGGCCACTGCTGGCAAGTATGGACGTTTGACTGGTGCTTGCAGTTTCTGCAATCACGGTCTCAAGGATAGTCGTAGCACTGAATTAGGCTATGGCCCAGTGTGCGCTCGGCGTTTTGGTCTTGTTCATTAATCGGAGGCTAAGGTGGATCAACCCTGGCAAGTTATCTCAGCACTGGAAACGCATAATCTGCGTACCAACAAGGAGCAGATTATTGAGGCTCAGGCCCAAGCAGGCAACTCTGAATTCTTTGAGGGTTGCCGCTTGGCGCTGGATCCCATGATTACCTTTGGCATTAAACAAGTGCCAGAAAAGAAGGCAACTGATCAACTTACCAGTGACCATGGCATGGACTGGGATACCTTTGCCTTGGCCATCACCGGCTTTGTCAACAGGGAAATCACTGGCAATATGGCTCGTGATATGTTGAATCACATGATGCTGGCTAGTACTGTTGAGCAGTGGAATAGATGGTACCGGCGTATCCTTATCAAGGACCTACGCTGTGGTGTAAGCGAAAAGACCATAAACAAGGTGGTAGAGCGTGACTATCCTAGCTATAGCGTGCCTGTGTTTGGCTGTCAACTCGCTCATGATAGTGCTAATCACGAAGGCAAAGTCACAGGAAAAAAACTGGTCGAAGTCAAGTTGGATGGAGTTCGTGTTATCACTATTGTGCATCCAGACGGCAGGGTTGATCAGTTTAGTAGGAATGGTAAAGAGCTTGTGAACTTTGCACATGTCAAGGCTGAGTTCCACGCCATTGCCAACCACCTTACCGAAGCCATGGTGTTCGATGGCGAGATCATGAGTGCAAGTTTCCAAGACTTAATGCGCCAGGTTCATCGCAAGAGCAATGTGCGAGCTCGGGATGCTATACTGCACCTGTTTGATTGCTTGCCTTTAGCAGACTTCGAGCAGGGTCGTAGTCTTGCTACCCAACTAGAACGCAGTCATGCTTTACAGGCATTTTATCATAAACATGAGGCTGATTTGCCAAGTGTGCGTGTACTAGGTCAAGAGCTGGTAGACTTAGATACCGAGCAAGGACAAGCTCGCTATCGTGAGATCAATCGTGAAGCTATCGCAGGCGGCTACGAAGGTATTATGATCAAAGATACTGCTGCCGCTTATGAGTGTAAGCGTAGTGTCTCATGGTTGAAACTTAAGCCTTTTATTGAAGTCAGCTTAAATATTGTTGACGTTGAAGCAGGCACTGGTAAAAATCTCGGGCGTCTCGGTGCCCTGGTTTGTGAGGGTGAGGATGACGGACGTAGAATTCGTGTTAACGTGGGCAGCGGCTACAGCGATGAGCTTCGTACTGGGATTTGGCATAGTCAGCATAGTGTTAAGGGGCAGGT